GAACCTGGTATGAATGGTGAGCAAATGAATCCTATGGATTTGTTGGCTGCTCAAAACGCTGGTGGCATGGAACAAGCGGGTATGCAACCTGCCCCACAAACGAGTATGTCGCAAACAGGTCAGGGCGGTTTGCCTCCTGAATTGCTTGCTCAGTTGCAAAACCAAATGGGCTTGCAACTTTAATTCGGGACACTTTTAATATCTCTAATAGGGAATAACCCATGATCGTCATGGGACTCCAAGGAAAAAATGAGTGATATTGATACCACCGATGCTTCGGTGGCTGAAGATTCGTTCGACTCAACTGAAGGATTCGATTCGGCAGATTATTCTGACGGAGAGAACAACCCGATCAGCGGAGATTCACACGAATCTAGTGACTTTGTTTCGGAATCCGATTCACCTGAAGACTATCTTTTTGAAGTCGAAGGTTCTCAGATCACCCTAGATGAAGCACGAAACGGTTATCTTCGACAGTCTGATTACACAAAGAAGACTCAAGAACTAGCCGATATGCGGCAACGCCTCGCTGATGCTGAAGCCATAACGGAAGCATTGCGTTCTGATCCTGCCAACACACTTAAGGCTCTTGGAGAGGCTTTTGGGGTAGGAATGGATGTTCAGGAAACAGATTCTTTTATGGATCTTGACCCTGATGAACAGCGCATTGTTATTCTTGAGCAGAAGATTGCAGCGCAGGAACAAGCCGCAACCCAGGCCGCTATCGAAGCGGAACTGAACTCTATGCGTAGTCAGTATGGGGATTTTGATGAATCAACTTTGTTTGCTCACGCAATTAAGGGTGGTTTCCCTAATCTTCGTTCTGCTTATGCCGACATGAACTTTAGTTCTTTGCAGGCTCGTCTTGCAGAGGTTGAAGCGAAGAAGGCAGAAGAACAGAAGCGAGTTAATGCCAAACGGCAGGCTTCTAAGACTGTGCATAATGGTGCTGGTCGTAATGGATCTGTTGGTCCTGCTGGCAACGAGGGGTTTGGTTCTTTGCGGGAAGCGTATCTGGCAGCCAAGAAGTCATTGGGTGCATAAGCACCTCCAATTCCAAGGATAAGAAATGCCTAACCCTAATTACGATACAATCCTTTCAACCACTTTGGCGAACCACATGCCTAAGTTGGTTGATAACGTGTTTTCGGCACGTCCGTTTGTTTACTTTCTGAAGCAGGCTGGTCAGGTCCGTACCATCTCTGGTGGTTCTAAGATCGTCCTCCCGCTTCTTTACGGACAGAACGGTACTGCTGCGTCATACTCAGCGTATGACCTCATTAACATTACTCCGCAGACTGGCATCACCTCTGCTGAGTTCAACTGGAAGCAGTATGCTGCGTCGATCACCATTTCTGGTATCGAAGAAGCACAGAACAACTCAGAAGAGCAGATCATTGATCTTCTTGAGGCAAAGACCTTCCAAGCGGAAGAAACCATTACCGAAAAGTTTGACCAGATGTTTATTTCGTCGGGTCTTACCTCTAACGCTACTGGTAACTCTGGCAAGGATTGGCTTGGCCTTGAAGCCCTTGTGAAAGACAGCACGTCAACCAACATTGGTGGCATCAATCAGGCTACTGATACTTGGTGGGCTCCTGGTCACAAGAACACGTCTGCTGGTGCGCTTACGCTCGCCCAGATGCGTACGGCTTACAACACGGTTTCTGCTGGTAACGATCAGCCGAACGTGATTCTCACGACCCGTGCTTTGTTTGAGAAGTATGAAGACCTTCTTCAGCCACAAGAGCGTTTCATGGACGCTAAGACCGCTGATGGTGGTTTCCAGAACCTTCTGTTCAAGGGTGCGCCTATTGTTTATGACAACTATGTCACGGCTGGCGATATGTACTTCCTTAACACCAAGTACATCCGTCTTGTCGGTCACTCGGATAACTGGTTCAAGCCAACTCCGTTTGTTCGTCCGAACAACCAAGATGCACGTTACGCACAGATCCTGTGCTACGGCGAACTGACGATCAGCAACCGCGCTCGTCAGGGTGTTCTCACCGCCAAGACTGCCTGATAAAAATCTTTATCAAGCATTTGTAATGGGGCGGGGGTTTCGGCCCCCGCCCTGTTCCTATTTTAAGGGGTTTCTTTGAGGCAGATTGCAATTAGTTACGGAGCGAATGCTGTTCCAGCGTCGGGTGGTGTTACGGATTCTTCTAGGATTCAACATCAGAGTTCTGCTGTTCCTGCTATTGGTTCTGGTGCTGCTTTGCCGACTGAAACTATTGTTGATACCCATATTGGGTGTTCTGGCATGACTAAGGTTGGTGAACCTTGCAAGGCTCGTCCTGCACGGGGTACTGATTGGTGTGTCGGTCATCTTCGTTCTCGTGGTGAAATCTAATGGCTTATAACTTAGATCAGTTACGTCGCTATGTGCGACAGCATCTTGATTTGGACGAATCTGAAGTCCCAGATGATCTTTTGGATGTTTGGGCTAGGGACGCTACGATTAAGATTGCTCGGACTCGTAAGCGTTGGCCGTTCTTTGAAACGTCTTGGACGTTAACTACTGTTAACGACCAGCAAGACTATCCGTTGTCTGCGTTCTCTCCTGATGTGGATGAGATTACGTCTATTGTTCGCAATGATGCTCGGTTGCGTTATCTGGGTCGTGATGAGGCTGAAGCGGCATATTTGCCGTATCAGACGAATAACGGTTCCGTTGAGTTCTTTAACTTTTGGGGCGACAACCTGAGTTTGTATCCAACGCCTGCTGGTGGAGAAGTTCTTTACCTTCGTGGTTACCGCAAGGTTGAAGATTGGGTTGCTAATGGTTCGGGTGCTGAACCTGATTTCCCTGATGATTTCCATGATGCTGTGCGTCTATACATTTTGGGTATGGCGTATTTGCAACAGGAAGATCCTGAGATGGCAGGCCAGTTTATTAATGCGTTTAACGCTGAGATGGATTTGTTGAAGAAGCAGTACGGCGATGCTCCTGGTCCGTATCCTCTTGTTCTTGGTGGTGGCCCACGGGTTCGCCAGCAAGACCGTTTGAATTACCCGTTTGACTGATGCGATCCACTCCTAAGCGTACTCAACTTCATACGTTGCGTGATTTCACGGGCGGTTTAAATCTGGTTGCCGATACTTTCAGGTTGGCTGATAACGAGTCGCCTGATTTGTTGAACGTCGATATTGATCGACGTGGTGGCTTTCAGGTTCGACGTGGTGTTTATCCTTTTTCTAATACTGCTTTGTCTGCTGCTCCAAATGCTATTTGGACTTATAACGATACTGGAACCGTTTACACTATGGTTCAGGTTGGTACTGGTATTCGTTATGGTACTGGTAGTACATGGACCACTTTGACTAGACTTGTTTCTGGCGTTGCTACTAATGATCTTGGTACTACGACTGGTTCTGATGTTTGTGCTGTGACGTTTAATAATGTTTGTTATTGGGCTAGAGGTGATCGTGATATTGTTAAGTGGGATGGTGGCGCAAACGCCACTATCCTTACATCAAATTTTAACGACACCACTACGCCCACATCTGGAAATATTCCTCGTGCAGATCATATGGCTATTCATAGCGGTTATATGTGGGTTGCTGGAACTTGGGAATCTGGTACTTATTACCCTAATCGTGTTCGTTGGTCTTGGGCTAATACGTTTGATAACTCTGGTGAGAATTGGCGTAGCGAAGATTACATTGATATTGATGATGGCAAAGACTCTGATTACATCACAGCAATTATTCCTTTTGGGGATCAACTAATTGTATTTAAACGTGACTCTGTTTATGCTGTATACGGTTATTCTGGTGAATCATTTTCTGTTGTAAACATTTCCAATACCGTTGGTGCTGTTTCTCACCAAGGGGCTATTGCCACTCCTGCTGGTCTGTTCTTCTTTGACCATCAAACAGGTTTGAACGTTTATAACGGCAGTAGTGTAACATGGATTTTTGAACAAATTTGGCCTGCAATGCGAGATGGTTCCATCCCATCATCAGCAATAGATAATGTTGATTTGGGTTGGGTTGAAAACCGTTTGTGGGTTAGCGTTCCTTGGAGCGATCAGCCTAGTGTTCCACGGGCTTACACTTTTGTTCTTGACCCACGTTTAAAGCAAGGTGGTTCTTGGACAAAGTATTCGTTGCAGGCTGGCCCGTATTCTCGTGGTCATCGCAACGAAGACTATTTAGGGTATCTTCACAACACAAACAGGGTATATCGTCTTGATGTTCAGGGACAGTATTACGATTACCTTAACGATACTTCAGGCGCAACACCTATTGATGGTTACTACCGTACAAAATGGGTTGACCTTGGGGAGCCAGCAATTAAAAAGCGTTGGCGACGAACTGAAGCAGTAATGCAGGTCGATCAGCCTTATGATCTCCCTGTTGTTTCTTACAGCGATTATGACTCTAGTGTTTCTGTTAAAAACTTTATTTTTCGTTCAGCGGGAAATGAAACTTCTGCTGCTGCTAGTGTTTGGAATGGTGCTGGTGTTGTATGGGACACGGCTTTGTGGGCGAAAGAACAAGGTAACTACGGTTATGTGGATCGTGGAGCCAATCTTGGTGTTGCAAGATCGGTGTCATTGAAGGTTGGTGGAAAGGTTCTTTCCACAGCGGTCCCAGGTCAACCTCAAGCACCCGTCTTTTGGGGTGTTGATGCTCTTATTCTTAAGTTTGTGCCTAGGAGGGTACGATGACTGTTGTTTCTAAAACTTATAATTTTGTTCCTGGTGCGCCAATTTTGGCGGCTGAAGCAAACCAAAACTTTAATGACCTTGTTAATTACATTAACGGTGAGGTCATTGTCCGTGACGCTAGTAAGGCGTTTACGGTTATTCCGTCTGGTCCTGGAACTGATCCTACTAGTTCTAATCAGTTTGCTAGGAAACAGTATGTTGATAACGCAGACAATTTGCGTGTAAAGATTGACGGCTCAACGAACTTTACTGGTATCCCTAGTGGTCCTGCCACAAATCCGACTACTGCTAATCAATTTACTCGGAAACAGTATGTGGATGACTCGGCGGTTACACCGCTGACGTTCCGCCCAAGGATGGCTAATCAGGGTCAGATCATTAAGGCTCGTGATGCTGTTGTAACTACTGACGGATTGGGCCAAGCAACAGTTAATTTTGTTGATGGTGCATTTCCAACCGAATGCACTACCGTCGTTGTAACAAGCGGTGATGCTGGTGTTCCTGCACAGTTTATCTCGGTTTTTGGTAGAACTGCTTCTGGTTTTAGCGTGCGTTGTTTTACCTCAGATGTTGTTAACCCATTTGGTTTTGGTTGGACCGTTAATCGTGCTGTTAGCCAAACAGTCCGTGTTAGTTATATTGCAATTGGTTTTTAATGGCTGAATGGCAGAACCCCATTCCAGCAGTAGAACCCGCAGACTCTAAAACGCTGCGGAAAATCTTCACGTCTATTCACGACTGGAGTGGAACTATCAGTTCTGGTCCAACAGGACCCGCAGGACCAACAGGCCCGCAAGGGCTAACAGGTTTGACGGGTGCAGACGGTCCCACAGGCCCTGCTGGTCCATCAGGAAATGTCAGTTACAGATACAGCACCACAACAACTAATGCTGATCCTGGATCGGGATACTTTCGCCTCAACAGTTCGACTTCTTCGGCTGTAACCCAAATCTATATCAGTAATCTTGACCTACTTGGGCTTTCACAAACTAACTGGTACAACGTATTTGATGACTCAACTTCTACCATCAAAGGCTATATTCAACTTGTAAGCAGCCAAGGGTTTCGTACTTATTATGTGAACGGAACAGTTACAGCAAATACGGGCTACTACACAATCCCTGTTACTTGGGTGAACTCTGGCGGAATTCATTTTAACAATGCTATTAACTATATGGTTTTTACTCGCAACGGTGATCTTGGAGCAGTCGGCCCCACAGGTCCCGTAGGGGCCACAGGAGCCGTTGGAGCGACTGGTCCTCAGGGTTTGCAGGGTATTACAGGTGCAATCGGTCCTACAGGCCCTCAGGGGGCTGTGGGAGCAACTGGCAGTATTGGTGCGACGGGCGCTATGGGTCCGACTGGACCTCAAGGTTTGGTTGGAGCCACAGGCTCAGTAGGGGCTACAGGAGCAATGGGGCCAACAGGCCCACAGGGGCTAGTTGGCGCTACGGGGGCCACGGGCAACACAGGAAATGTCGGTCCTACAGGTCCACAGGGCATTCAGGGAGTCACGGGTAACACGGGCGCAGGTGGCGCTCTTGGCTACTGGGGGTCTTTCTACGACATGACCGACCAGTCCCTAGCGTCAACGTCAACTGCTCAAGTTGTTGCGATTGGTGCAACTGCTGGTGGAAATGGTGTCAGTATTGCAAATGGTGATGAAGTCACCTTTGCGTATGCTGGTGTTTACAGTCTGACCTTTTCCATACAGATCACTAATTTGGCGAACTCTGTTGAGAAAGCAATTTTTTGGTTAAAGTTGAATGGAACGGATTACCCTGATTCTGCCACAGAAATAGATTTGCAACCTAGGAAAGGTTCTTCTGATCCGAATCGTCAAGTTATAACTATCAACTATGTCGCTCCTGCAACTGCTGGTGATGCTGTTCAGGTTTATTGGAGCGGAACCAGCACCCAACTCAAGGTTGAGGCGCTTCCTGCTGGAACATCCCCTGTTTCTCCTGCTGTGCCGTCAATTATTTTGACGGCAACTCAGGTTATGTATACGCAACTTGGCCCTACTGGTGCTGCGGGAGCGCCTGGAATTCCAGGAGTAGCAGGCACTAATGGCGTTGACGGTGCTACAGGTCCAGCAGGGCCATCAGGAACTAATGGTACAAACGGTGCTGGTTATAACGTAACTGTTGTTGGAACCTATTCAATCCCAAGCGCAATGGGAGCAAGAACTCTTTCAATTACACTCCCAAGCGGGGCAACAGATCACGCCTACCAGATTGGTAGTCGTATCAGGGTTTATGGGACTGGAACTCTCAGTTATTTTGAGGGAGCGATTACTGCCCGAACCACTTCTTCCATAACGATCACCATAGACATGGAAGCGGGCGGAGGAACCTTCTCCGCTTGGACAACATCAATTGTTGGTGAAAAAGGAGACACGGGTTCTGTTGGACCAACAGGTCCTACTGGTTTAACAGGTGCTACGGGTCCAGTCGGTGCGACTGGTGCTGTTGGGGCAACAGGCCCACAAGGCGTTATTGGTGCTACAGGCGCTACAGGTCCTGCGGGTACAGCAGCGACTATCGCCGTGGGGACTACGACAACGGGTGCGGCAGGAACGTCGGCATCAGTTTCAAACAGCGGTACATCGTCTGCGGCCACATTTAACTTTACGATCCCCAAGGGTGATACGGGTGTTGGTACTCCTACGGGTGCTTTGGTTGCGTATGCTGCCGCTACAGCGCCTGCGGGATGGTTGCTTTGTGACGGGTCACCCCAACTGAAATCATCGTTTCCTGATCTGTGGACCTTGATCGGCAACACTTACGGGACTTCAACGCTCACCCATTTTTATTTGCCTGATTTGCGAGGACGAACTCCAGTTGCGGTGGACAACATGGGTGGAACCGATGCGGGCCGTCTGTCCGCAACAAACACTTTAGGTGGAACGGGTGGTACAGAAAGTTTTAATGCTGCCCAACTCGTAGGTCACACACACGGCACAACGATCTCTAATGGTGCAGTTGCCACTTCAGGACACACACATCAAGAAGGAAACCTTGCAGCAGCGGTTGGTGCTGCAAACAGCAATTCTGGCCTTATTGGCTATGAGGCGGGGGGTGTTCGACCTAGCGGTCGTGGTCCTGCGGCAATCACCAGTTACATTCTTGGTCCCGTTTCCGTCTATAACGGCGCGTTTGGTCCCCTGACCATGAACCATTACACCAGGGTTTACGGCGATACAGGTGGGCCTGTTGGCACAGCCTCCGTGGGAGTCACGGTTAACGCCAACGCTGGCGGTAATTCATCGACCAGTGTGATGCAACCCTATATCCTCACTTACTACATTATCAAGACATAACGGGACATTTAAGGGTATTAATGATGAGCAATGTGACAAATTACCTCGATCCTGCTGAAATAGCAGCATATGATCTGCGCCAACGTCAGATTGGCACGGCTGCTCAACGCGGTCTGTATAAGTTAACAAACCGTAAATCTGAGGCTACTCAGGATTTCGGTTTGGCTCAGGACCGTGCTAACAAGAATTGGGCTGAATCCTACCGTCGTTTCCCTGGTACGTTTGCTAGACGCAACGTCCTGCGTTCTGGTATTTATCAAGGCGCACGTCAGCAATCCAACCTTGATTTCCAAAACGCTTTGGGTGATCTCCAACGCCAGTATGAGCGCAATATGGGTTCATACAACGAGCAGGGTGGGGATATTGAAATGCAACGTCAAATGGGTTTAGAGTCGGTTGCGGCTGAACGAAATGCACGCCAAGCACAGTTGGCTGCTCAACTACGGGAAGTAATGTAATGTCTATATTTGGTGGTGGCGGTAACGCTACAGATAAACCCTTTTTGGATAAACTTGTTGACTGGTTTCAAGGTCCTAAAGAAAAACCAAAACCTGTGCAGGCTACACAGCAAAATTCTCCTTATGTTATGAAAAATGCTGGTCAGTTGGCTAATGAGGCTGCTGGACGTTCTTCTAATGATTACGGTCCAAAACCTTTAACTTTTGAAGATTTTGCAGCGTTGTTTGGTGATGGTGGAAGCGGTGGAGGTGGAGGTAGCGGGTTTGATAGTGCTGCCTATGTTGCAAATCTTGTAAACAATATTAATCAAGGTTATGACCGACGTGTCAACACGTTGGGTCAAAACCGTGCTTCCTCTCTAAATCAGATCAATAGTTTGGCTGAACAATATAAGCAGAATGTTGGCGGTATTAATCAGTCGTATCTTCAGGGTGTGGCTGCGCAGAATCAGGAGATTGCTCGCCGTGCTGCTGAGCAGCAGGCGATGGCTCAGCGTACTGCACAACAGTTGGCTGGTTCTTTGACCGCTGAAGGCATTAGTGCGCAACCAATTCAGGGACAAGCAGAAAATATTGTCAACACGTTGGCAACCACAAACCAATTTCAACGTGATCTTCAGGATCGTATGATGCAGTTGGCTGCTTCTTCTCAGGCTGGTTCTTTGGCTGGTGGGGAAATGGTTCGTCAGGGTGCTGCTGGCAATCTTGAAAACAATTACAATGCCATGCTTAATGCTATGCAGTCTGCTCGTGAACAGCAGATCATGGAAGCCGAGGCTGCCCGATATAGCGGTGGCAGCGGTGGCGGTGGTGGAGGTGGCGGTAGTAGCGCAGATCCTCTTGACCAAATGACCAAGTATCTTAAGAGTAGACAACTTTTTGATGAGGTCATGGGTGGTGGAGGAATTGATATTGCTTCTTTGATGGGTGCTGCTGCCAAAAAGGACCCTGTGGGGTTGCTTGGAATTTGGGGCGGTTTCACTCCTGAACAACGTCAAGAACTTGGCTTTTAAGCAATGGCTAAAAAAGTTACGGTTGATTCCGCCACCATTGCTCGCATTGGTGCTGCTTCTAAACGATCTGGTTCAGTAGGTAGAGTTACTGCAACTGGATTGAAAAAAAAGTTTACGCCACAGCAACTTGAGGTATTGGCTGGAGCGTTTGCTGGAACTTCCGCTGCTTCTGGTTCCCCTAATTATTTGGCTAATGCGCAAGCAAAACTTGCGCAATCTATTGCCAACATTAACAATTCAAACGCTTCTGTTGGCACAAAGTTATCTGCCACCAGTAACGCCCCTGGAATGAAAAAGGAAAGTAAATCTTTTACTGACCGTCTATTTCAGGCTGTAAACTTACCATTGACTACAGTTACTTCTTCTATTGCAAGAGTAGCCGATCCTAAGCGTAATTTCCTTAATGACATTCGTAGCGGTGTAACGCCTCCAGAAATTTTTGCTACGCAAGATTGGTATCAGAAGTTAACTCCTGTTTCTAAAATTGCTATTGGTCTTGGTACTTCTATTGCGATTGATCCGTTAACGTATCTTGCTGGTGCAGGTATTTTGACCAAAGTCGGCGGTGCTGCTGGCGTTTCTAAGTTGGCTGAAACTGCTGCGCTTAGTGCTAGGGCTGCTGGCAATGTGGATGACGCTGCTCGTCTTACTAACATTGCTGGAAACCTTGTCCGTAAGGGACAAGGTGGTTTGGGTGGCTTGGATAAGGCTAATATGGCTTATCTTAGTGGCCAACTTCAAGGGGCTAATCTTATTGATGAGCCTTTGCGTGGTGGTTTGTATTTAAACGTTCCTGGTACTGGCCGTATTGCTGGTCGTGTTGCGACCACGCTTGGTGGAGAAGCACCTAAGTTGCGTCAGGTTTATCTTGGCCGTCCTGATTGGATGCGCAAGATTTCGTCCACAGCCAGCGATGCTGTTGGCAGCATTAAAACTTCTAAGGTTATGCGTGAGATCAGCGATAATCCTCGTTGGTCTGGTGGTGAGGGGCCGATCAAGCGTGCGATTCTTGAGGCGAAAACACCTGAAGAGGCTTTGGCTAAGCGTAATGTGTTGGATGCTTCTCGCATTAAGCAGGGTGGCGCAGCAGTTTATGAGATTACTCAGGCTAAGGGTTTGGGTGATATTGAACAGCGTTTGATTCAGGGTGAGATTGATCCTGTTGATTTGAATAATGCTTTGGGTGGTAATTCTGAGGCTGCTAGACGGGTTTCTGCTGTTGACCCGACGCTTGTTGATGACGCTAGGGCGTTTGATGATTCTTGGAAGCCTGTTTCGCAGGCTGTTGGTGGCCGTCAGTTAGAGGCTGCTGGCATTAAAGCCGACCAGATGATGCCTTTGTATGGCGATGATGTTGCGTTGCATCAGGCTTCTAAGTTAACTGATGAGGCAGTTGAGGCTGGTGTCGCTCAGGGAAAAAATTGGAAGAACACAGGCAAGGGACGTACTGTTGGTCCTGATTTGCGTCGCCGTTACGATGTTGGCCGTCAGTTTAATGGCCGTGATTTGCGTCATCCTGAGCAGTATGTAACTCGGATTGTTGATAAGGAAACTGGCGAGGTTATTGGTGTTGGTGTGGGTCGTGGCAAGGCTGGCCGTGATGCTGCTATGCGTGACGCACAGTTTGAGGTTCTGTCGAACAACCGCAATGTAACTGAACCTACTGCTAGATATCGTGTTTTTGATAAGAATGGTCGTCCTAGTTATAAGACGGCTGCTGAATCTAATTTTGAGTTTAAGTCTTTGGCCCCAGATAAGGCTAGGCGTAGTGTTCGTGAGCAGGTTAATGCTTACAACTTGGAAGATTACGGTTATGAACTTTTTGATTTGAATTATATTTCAAATCAACGTCGTGCATTGGGAATGTACACGGGTATGCACGGCGAGGAAGTTGCTGCTGCATATTTGCGTTCACGTCCGACTGGTAACGCAAAACTTGACACCATCCTTAAGGATTACCCGAAGAGCCCCGCTAAGGCTCGTAAGGCTATTGAACGTGCTTCTGATCGTTTGATGGTCGCTATCTCTAAGGCTGAAGACACTTATCTGACTAGAATTATGGTGCGTTCTGAGTCTCGTGTTGCTATTCGTGAATTGAATGAGCAACTTGTGGCTGCAATGGATGAGATTCGCATTGCTGCAAATAAGGTGCCTAAGAATAGTCCTAAGCAGATGCAGTTGAAGGCGACTTTAACTAGTTTGCAGAATGAACACGCTGCTTTGTTGGGCAAGATTGAGTCTTTGACTGAGCGTGTGGCTGCTGGTCAGGTTAAGGCTGCTGATCTTGAGGCGGAGTTGGCGAAGTTGTTGCCGAAGGAACCTGCTCCTGCTGCTCAGGCTGCTGCTGGTGCTACTGGTGCTGTTCCTGCCGCTGCTGCGGCGGCTGACAATGCTGCTGAGGCGGCTGCTGCCGCTCCCGTTCCGTCGGCCACAATGGTTGATGCAGAGTTGAACAAACTTGCTAGTGATGTTTCTGATCTGCAATTTGAGGTTGATGACCTTGCCAATGCTGTGAAGATGGGTCAGGGCGGTAAGGCTGCTGAAAAAGAATTGGCTATTGCTCAAAAGGCTTTGGCTAAGGCTGAAAAGAATTTGGCTGCTTATAAGCCTACCGTACCTGCTGCTGTGCCTGAAGCGGTTCCTGCTGCAATGCCTGAGGCTATTCCTGAAGCAATGCCGATACCAGAACCTCAGGCTATTCCTGAGGTTCCTAGTCAACAGTTCAATCCTGCTGATTTGTTGGCTAACCCTGAGAATATGCAGGGTCTCAGTCGTTTTTCTGAAGACGAGATTCGGACTTCAATCCGTTCTAGGAACGAGTTGGAAGCGTCAATTGCTGCTGGTAAACGTGAAGTTGAGTCGGCTAGGGCTGCTCGTCGGGGTGCTGCTGCTGCCCGTAAAGGTTTGCAAGGTGAGGGTCCTGAGGTAATTAAGGCTCGTCAGGCTGTTGCTGATGCTGCCGAAGAATTCAGGATTGCTGCTGCGGGTCGTAATGCCCAGAAGACCAAGACTGCTGGCAACAAGTTGGATAAGGCTAGGGCTGCGTTAAAGAACGCTGAGTCTGATCGGGCTGCGTTTGTTGCTTCTAAGATTGAAGAGGCTTCTGGCGATACTGCTGCTATCACAAGGATGGAAGCAAAGGTCGCTAAGAATGAGGCTGCGCTTCAGCAGTTGAAGCGTGATAAACCTTTCTTAAATAAGGGTTTTACTGGTACTGAACCTGAAACTGTTATTTACAACAAGCCCAAGGGTGTGACATATCAGTCGGTTATGGCTGATTTGCCTCCTGAGCGTCAGGCTCGGATTGTTGATTTGCAGCAGAATAATCGTTTGGCTGCTGCTGATGTTCCTGAGGTTATTGCCCGTCAGGATGCGTATGAGGCTGCAAGGGACGCTCATAAAACTTTGGGTGACATTGGGGCTTCTCCTGAACAGATGGCTGTTGCAGAGTGGCAGATGCGTGGTGCTTTGCGTGATATGCAGGCTGCGGAGAATAAGGGCTTTTACGAATACATGGATAATTTGCGGGCGCAGGATGCTGCGGCCCGTATGTCTGCTGACCCTAGGTTGGGTTCTGCTGGACGTTCGTGGACTGCTGAACCACCTAAGGGTGGTTATACCCCTGAGTGGGAAACAGCAACGATGCAATATGTTGATGACACTCAGGCTATGCGTGGTGAACTTCAAACTGCTATTAACGATAAGACCGTTAAGATGCGTCGGGCTAGAAATCGTGCGCGCAGTACTGAACTTAAGGGTGGAGAGCCAAAGTCTGATTGGCGTGCTGTAAACGATGAACTTGAAGGTTTGGCTAAGACTGAGAAACTTGTGGCTGACCTTGATGTTCGTGCTGCCAACGCTGCTGAGGCAGCGATGGAGGAACAGGTTGCGTTTGGCCGCATGACTAAGGCTTTGGATGATGCTGAAAAAGAGTCAGCATCATTCGCCAACAACTTTGGAGAGAATCCTAATCTTAATCCAAGGTTCCTTGAGTTTAAGAATCGTTACGAACGGGCTTCGTTGCGTACGGTTCAGGCTGTTCAGTTGTCTGAGGATTCGGCTCAGGTTGCACGTTTCGCTTCGACCACAAGCGGTCTGACTGAAGAGCAAGTTATCCGTCTTGTCGGTTCGATTGATAGCCAGAGTACTGACGATGTAATTAAGCAGGTTACTCGCGAGTTGGGCATGGAGCCTGCTCAGAAAAAGGCTATGGCCGATATGGCTAAAGCGACTGACAATGATCCTGCTGCTATGACTGCTGCTGCCGCAAATGCTGATAATCCTGCTGCGATGAAGACTATGACTAAGGCTTCTCAAACGAAGCAGGCTGCTGCTAAGGCTATGGGCGGGGAGCCTGGAACTGCGGCTACTGGCACTAAGGCCAAGCGTATGTCGGCTAAGACTCAGCAGAAGATTAATGATTTGCGTGCTGAGATCACTAAGGTTGGTAAGGCCAATAAACGTTTAACTAAGGATCAGACGGACAAGTTGGCTCAGTTGGATGAGATTGATGCCAACATTAAGGGTTTCTCTCAGCGCATTGATCGTATTGAGAAACAGAAGCAGTCGTTGTATCAGAACAATCTTAACCGTAAGGTTAGTGAGTTTGATGATGTTGCTCGTATGCGTTTGGACGAGTTGAATCGTGGTCAGCGTGCGCTTGAGATTGCGATGGTTGCTGAGGAAAAGGCGTTGACTCGTCTTGGTAAAGCGTCTGATGATTACGAATATATGGTATGGCTTAAGGGTCCAAAGGCTGATGAGGCTGTTCGTTATATTGTTCGTAAGGGTTTTGCTGAGATTTCTAGGTCTTCTCAGTCTCCTATGGATATTGCTGATGCTATGGCGTTGGTTACTAAGATAACCACACCAAATGAATTGCCTAGTTTCCTTAAATACTTTGATCGCATGACACGAGTGTTTAAGTCTTGGGCTGTTGCAACTCCTGGGTTTATTGCACGAAACGGTTATTCAGGTATTTTTATGAATTACCTGTTTGATGTTTCTCCAGGAAGTATGGAAAATTTCTTAAGGGCTGACCGTCAGTTCCGTAAGGCTATTGCTTCTGGGCAGTCTGTTGAAGAAGCACTTAGGGAATTGCCTGATGCTTATTCTATGGTCCACAATTCTGGTGTTTTGGAATTGGGTGGTCAGGTTGAGAACACTCTTGCTGATTTGAAGGCTGTTACTGGTTCTGGTCAGAAGCGTGGGGTTTTGACTCGTCTTGCTGATACGCCTATTAACCGTGCGACTTATAACGTTAACCGTGATATGGAACGTACTTTGCGTGGTGCTGCTGCAATGCACGCTGCTGAGAATGGTCGTGGGCTTGAAGGCATCTATGATCTTGTATTTAAAGCGCATTTTAATTACAACGATTTGAACCAATTTGAAAACGTAGTTATGAAGCGCATTTCGCCTTTCTACACTTGGTTCCGTAAGAACCTGCCAACCCAGATGGAAATGGTTTTCCGTAACCCTAAGGCGTACGCAAGGTACGTCCAGACAAAGGATTCCATTGAGGCTGCGTCGCTCCCTGAGGATTTGATGCCTGCGTGGATGAGTGATCGAATGAATATTCGTTTGCCATTTGCGCTTCCTGGTGGTCAAACTTATTTGATGCCAGATATGCCCATTAAAGACCTTAATGTTTTGGGCAACCTCAACGATCTGCTTGGACAGATCAACCCTATTCTTAAAACCCCTGTTGAAATGGTGATGGATAACAAGTTGTACTTTGGTAAATCTGCACCGTTCCTTGGGTATGTGCAGATCCCAGACACCTATGAGAAGGTTGGTTTAGGTGTTGCTATGGAAGCCCTTGGTTTCGCTGAACGTGACATTAACGGCAAACTCATGGCTCAGGATAAGCATTTGTATGCCCTTGAGCAGTTCTTCCCATTGATGGGTCGTGCAAGGCGTTTGCTTCCTGACGAACCCCGTTATCAAGATCGTTTGCCTGTTACGGTGCTAAACACCCTGTTTGGTTTGTCGCTTCGGGCTAATACTGAATCTGACAAATATGGTGAGATTCGGGCTAGGCAAAAGAAGATTGACAAGATGGCTGAGAGCCTTAAGGAACTTGGCTACGGTGGTTATGACTATTGGGAGAAGCAAATTGCGTTGGCCTCTAAGCCAACGCCAACGGATAAGCGTCCTTACTTGACGTTGCTGCAACCTAAGGGTGGACTGCCTGCTAATTCTCCGTTTACGAATGTGTCGGGCAATAAAAAGGTGGATTGGGCTGCTATTGCTGCTGCGCTGGGGAATGGAAACAACTAATGGATTCGTTGTTGCGGATCGCTGAGGTCGCTATTGTTCCTGTGATGGTGGCTTTAATTGCTGCTTCAGCCACGATTCTTTCGGTTCGGAAGTTGCGGTCTGAGAACACCGACCAACACAATCATAATTCCAGCCTATTGCATCATCTGTCTAATCAGGTTGGCAGCATTGACTCTAAAGTAGACAGGCTTGACAACAGGCTTGACAATGTTCAGATTTGGCAGGCTGAGCATGAAAAAGCCCATGTAACGGAATATCGGGACAGTTCAACCTTATAGGTATGGGCTACTACCTTCTTGATAATCCTCCTGCCAGCCGTCAGTTCTGGCCATCCCGCAATGCCCCTATGACGGGTGGTGTGGTTCTCCACACTACCGAGGGTGTGGGTGGCGATGATTCTGCTGAAAATACTGCGGCCTATATTAGCCGTCGCAGCAACGCAGGATCGTACCATTGTATCGTGGACTGGAATTCCACCGTCTTCCTGATGCCAGACAGTTACACGGCATTCGGTGTGGCGACGAGTGGGTATAACAGCCGTTGCTGGAACATTGCACTAGCGTGCAAGTCATCTGAACTGAATGTGGATGACTGGGCTACCAACGTGATGATTGATCGTGCTGCTAAAGAGATCGTGGATTTCTGGCGACGCAACGGGTTTGACCCGATTGCGTCTAATGAATGGATTGAGTCTGAGGTCCTTGAGCGTGCTGGCCTTTGCCAACATGGGGAAGCCCAGCCACAAGATCGTAGTGACGCTTTTGTTAATCACCCACAAGAGTGGGGTCTGAGTATCATGTTGCTGGTTGCCATTAAACGCCATGCTGGTGTTTATGAGCCTGCACCGCCTCCTGAGCCTGTTCCTGCACCTTTGCCTGATCTCACTTGGATTAACGATGCAATTAATCATGCACGTTCACAGGTGCTTCGCCGTGGTTCTAAGGGTGACGCTGTGAGGTGGCTTCAGGTGTTGCTGAACGCTAGGAGTAATGCTGGTTTGACTGTTGACGGTGTGTTTGGTCCTGCTACTGATGCTGCTGTGCGTCGGGCGCAAACTGATATCCGCAACTTCTTTAATCTTGGCAACCGTTTGGCTGTCGATGGAATTGTCGGACCACAAACTTGGTTTTGGCTTAAATAGGGAATGTGAATATGACTAGTCGTACTACGGGAATTGCTGGCGCAGTAATCGGTCTGGTTCAGGCTGTGATTTTGCTTGTTAATGCGTTTGGTTGGGCAGAGATCACGGGCGAGCAGTCTGCTGCTATTACTGCTGTTGTTACTGCGGTTGTGACTGTTGTTGCCAGCCGTAAGGTTAATGACCAGATCGGTGTTGCTCTTTATACAGAGGTTCCTGTCGATGACGCTGGCCCCGCCTCGGCCTGATTGGGATCTTGACGATCCCAACCATGCCAAGCCTGAAACGGACGACGATTACGAATACGTCGAACCTGATGCGGTTCCTGCTAGGCGGGTAGATCCTTCCGAGGATCAACCGTTTCAGATTCCTGTAGGCCCGATTTAACATCGTATTCGTCCCATAGCGCATGGCGCATGGCGGAACGTACTGCAACGGTTTCACCGTGCAATAACGATTTCCAGTCGCCTGTCATCTTACGAATAAGACCGACAGGCATGATGACGGTGACAACCTGTTCGTCAGGCATACGATACGGTGCAGGCTGTTCTTTCTTTTTCGCCTGCAACTCTGCTTCTAATGCCATCAGGTTACCGATTGCTTCAACTGACTGTGAACCGTAACTTCCCATTATTGTTCCTTCCCTAAGTATGGCTTTAACGCTAAGTCTACCTCAGCGATTTTGGATTCGTGTACCCAAGTGTATGCACTCATTAATAGGTTTGCAAGTTTCTGCGCTTCCATGCGCAGAAGACGGATTTCTCCTGAGGCTTTAAACATCAGGTCAGGGTCTTGCCCCAATTCCATTAGGGCTACTCCTCGTGCTGTGAGTTCTTCTGCGATATCAATCATCTGTTCCAAGCCCAAGCCACAGTCCAATAAGGATTACGAGGATCGCTAGTCCCAGTATTTGAATCATTTGCAGGCTCCGTTCCACGGTTTAGCGCCCAACTCGTTGTATGCCGCTAATGCTACTGCGTCTTGGTCTGCTGGTGATGCGTGGTGTGGGGGAACTCCGACCAGATCGTGACGGTCGATGCGTGCAGCGAACGTGTTCCAGCCGCCTTGGTAAAACTGGTAGGCACCCATGAATGTTCCTGAGGAACTAACTGCACCATAGTTACCACGCGATTCCCTGTGACGGATACATTCAAAGAATGCTTCCGTCGATTGGGGGGTTTTTGTTTTTTCAGCCACAACGGGGGCTGTAGTGGTGGTTGTGGTGTTTAGGAAACTGAGGTCGATGGTGGTGGTTGTTGTGCTGGTTGTGGTTGTTTCTACCACTTGGGCCACTTCGGCCACTTCGTTTGTTTGTGTTTGATCGAACACTATTAGTGTCATTAATGCGATTGCGATTATAATTACTGGTGCATAGTATTTCATGTCCATTCATCCGTTTCTTCGTCGTCGTCGGGAACAGGATAGGCATCAAGTTCCCATTGCATTGCTACGGTAAGCATACCGATAACTTCCCATTGATGGATATCGTCGTCGGTGTTTACTTCTAGTGACATTGTTCCGTCTGGTTCTAGGATTCGTACGATGTGTACGCCTCCGAGTTCGATTCGTTCTTCTGTCATCGGTTATCCCACAGTCTTATAATGAATATGCACGGGTCGTATCCTCTTTCCCATGTTTCTTCTTCTTCTTCTGTCATTGGTATTCCGTCGTGGGTGTCGCAGAGTACTTCTGAACACCATCCTGCTTTAACGCCATAGTCAACCCATTCCCAGAAGTCTGTTTTATTCATCTAACAGTTCTTCCGCTTTAAGGATTTCGATCCACATCTCTCCGATGATTTGTCCAGAGAATTTGGTGATGTACCCTTCACAGTCTTTGCAGTCTTCTTCGGCTGCGTGGAACAGGGCTGCTACTAGGTCTAGGGCTGAGTCTCCTTTAAATGGAATCGCCACCAAGTATTCTTTGGCAGCGATTTCCATGAGTTTATTTTCGTCTACTGGACCGATATCAAGTCCATGTCGGTCTAGCGAGTCTAGTTCGTTGAACAGTTCTTCTCCGAGAATGTTCTTCAGGTCGTCTTCGTCACTCATTGGCTTCTCGCTTCAAGATTTCGTTTTGTTTTGAGATTTGCTGAACGACTTCGTTAAGGACTTCTGACAACATGATTTCCCAACGCAGTTCCAACGTTTGCTCGTTAATGATTTGAGCGTCAATCAGAATGTCGGTCAGTAGGTCTACACGGAGTTTAAGTAGTTGGTTTGGGTCGAAGCCGTATTCGGCATCGACCATTGCTGTAATGAGTTTTTCGTTGGCGTTTTTTAACGATTCCAACATTTCGTTGGCATCAACTTCGTAACCGTCTGCTTGCACTTCTTCATCCATTGTGTGTCTCCTTATAGAGAATCAGGGTTATGACTGCGTAAACTGCGAGGTCCAGAAGACTATCTTCTACGCTTTCGTTTGCCATTTCGCCGCCGTTGGCTGCTTTGTGTAGGCGACGCATTTTGTCGTTCATGCGGATTAGTCCACCGATCCACGGGTCAACGCCGAGGTCTTCGCTGGCACGAACGTTAGCGAATGGGGATTCGGAGGTTCCGTAATCTTTTTGTTTGCGGTCATGTAGTTGCAGCATTTCAGTCAATGTGTCAAGAAAGGCTGCGCTGTCTGGGTGTCGTTCGTTCACAGGTTGTGTCCTAACATTTCGATGATCGTCGGGTTGTCCTTTAAAGATTTCTTCATGCGTTCTAGGCCCCTGTCTCGGATTCTGGCGATCGTCGTCTTTGGTGCGCCAATCTGTTTTGCCAGTTCCCTGATTGACATTCTTTCGATTACTAAGGAATTCAGTACCCATGCTTCCTCCGCTGGTAGTTTATCAAATGCGTCTGCTAATACTTCTCTGACTTCCAACAGTTCGACTACAGAGATATCGGTTGGTTGGAATGGTGCTGCTTCCATTAACGCCTGATAGGGCGTGTCTGGTCGTGTTATGGATCGTTCCCATGTGGGTGTTTCTTGTGGGATTTCGTACTTCTTGTACTTCGCTTCTTCCTTCGACATTTATTCTGAATCCCAAATATGAAGGTCAACGTCGATTTCCCAATACGGTTTCCCCTCAGGGAAATGTTTAATAGGCATTGACGGAAGAACCTTCCACAAGTCTGACCATTGAATGTACCCTGAGCGTTTCAGTTTGCTATCCCAAATAAAGAACAGCAGATCAAAATGCGTTGACCATTGTTCCAACGCTAGGGCTTTATCAATTTTCAGTTTAAGTTTACGGTCCTTGCCAACCCCTTGGACTTCAACCAGACCTCGTGACACCAGATAATCGGGTGTGTATCTGATGAACGGGGTCAACATTGCCATGTTTAATGGCGGACGGTTTAAGCCGTAACGGACGAACTTGCCTTCATTTAGTTCCTCAAAGACTCCTTCGGCTTCGTCACCCATTGCTCCGAACCTGCTTGCGAAACTTTGCTGATGGAACTGTGTCATTGGTCGGACTCCTGAAAGTAGATGTAAACGGATTTAACTAACCCGTCGTCTTCCCAAGCAACACCGTTTAACCCATCTAGGGTTAATTTGAGATAGTTATCAATATCGCCTCGCAAAGATTTAATGACTTCATAGTCCATCTCGGAAATAAAGATGGCCTGATGATCTTTGGCGTAACAAACTTCAACATGGACTGGAGTCGTGAATAACGGACCAGAGTACTGGTCCGCTATTGCACGTTCAGCGTCATGCGTGGCCTTAGGCGTATAGGCCCGACCCCGCCTTGTCATGCGTGGTCGCTGCTTAACCTGAGGTTTGCCTTCGGCAATAAACGAATACTCCGTCATGCCTGATACACCTTGGCCACCATCTTTTCAAGACGATCCAAGTCACCACGAACGTGATGCTTACCCCAACGGCGATCAGCGTCATTCACAAACTTTAACGTTTCAGGAAACGCATAACCGCTTTTCCTGAGTTCTTTCGCCAGTTTCCATAACGCACCTGAACGGTCGCACCCTTCAAAGGGTCCGTCCTTCCAAACGTTGTAAGCAACCGAGTTCATTTCGTTGGTGCTTGGCAACGTGTCGTCGCTGCTGGTCACCCCGTTGTGGACGAATTGAGGTGCTGCTGGTGGAACGTACAGTTCCAGCAGAGGCTCTAAGTCTAGGTCGTCAATGCGTGTGGGGAACGCAATGTCTACGAACGTGGATAAGCCGATGGCGTATCCGTCGCTATCGACCATGCACCTGCGATGAGTTTCTTCCCAGCCTTTAGGGTATGGCAGTCGAACGTAGTTGCCGATCTTGGACCAGTCTGCTCGTTCGGTGCCGTCCTGTTCGGTGTAGAAGAACCCTTCGGCTTTAGGGTTAATCTCTTTAGTGGGGGCTTTAGCGATTTGGCAGGCTGCCAGTAGCGCACGGCGCATCCGTGATGCGCTTATTGCTTCGCTGGAGAACACCCAAACGTGGTAGCCCTTGGAGCGGGACCGTTCGATCCATGACGAAATGTCAAATGCTTCCAAGACGGTCTGGAGGTTTTGTGCGTGGATAAACGAAATGGTGTCGCCTTCGTCAAAGTCAACGCAACCCCAGAACACAACCCAATCTTGTTCTGAGTCGTTAACCATCGGGTACACACCGATAGGGGTGTCTCCGTGTAGATGGTCTTCGATCTTGCCTTCAAAGGTGGGCCATGCCCATTGTGCGACCCTGAGGCATCCGCCTTCTTCGGTGCCGTATGCGTCCATCCGACCTTTAAACAGTCGGGCGAACGTTGACACACGCTGTTTATCTAGTTGCATCTTCGACCTCCACTAACAGTTCTTGTAATGCGGACAAATCCATTTCTGCAATTAATTCGACTTCGAGAATTTCGAGATCGTGCCACAGTTTCGTAATGAACTGGATGGCTTCTTCACGGTCGTCGTTAATGTTAAACGAACGTCCCCACAAGGTTGCGCCGAGTCCGTCAAGGTAACGGTTGATTACGTCTGCGTACGGGATCATCGGTTTACCACCATCATTGCTTGTTCTGCGGACTGGAGGGGAACCCCGAAAGAGAAAGCGTCTTCGTCACGGAAGGCACGGATCTGCCCGTTCTCAGGGTCCATGTACAAGTCAACTTCACCCTTCTTGGAAGGTGGTCGCTTGTTCTTGCAAAGGTTAACAGTCAGGCTGTTGGCGTGACGTTTACGGTCAAACTCGTCCAGCGATTCGTCTTCTAGTTTGCGGTAGACCTCTAGGACCATGATCGCTTCGGTTTCACCGCCGTAACGCATGGCACCCATTCCTGCTGATTGGCCCCGTGATCCGCTGGATCGTGATGCTTGGTGGAGGCACAGGACGGGAACGTTGGCTTGCTTTGTCCATCGCTTTAACGCTTGGGATTTAGCGACTACGCCGTCGGCTCCGTCTTCCCCAGGGATTAGTTCCAAGAAGTCAACCACAACCAAGTCGGCTGGTCCGCCCCAGAAGTCAACGGCTTCATCGTAGGCACGGGCCATTTGCCCTAGCGTTAATGAGTCGTCAATAACAAGCAGGTTCTTAAAGTCGTGGGCTGCTGCTTTGCGTACCATGTCGATTGTGGCTTGGTTGCCTTTTTTGATTTCTGCTTCTACGTCTTCGGCGGAGATGCCGTAGTGCATCGACACCAGTTTCGATAGCACCAGTTCTGATACTTCGTCGGGCGTAAACAGTAGGACACGTTTAGTTGGGTTATTGGAGATCGCATTTAAAACTACTTGCGTTTTTCCTGAGTGCGCCCTGCCCGTCACATAAATTAATTCGCCACGACCGAAGCCACGGGTCATTGCGTCAATGTCTCTCATGCCCAGCATGAAGCGACCTTCAGGGTTTTGGGCGTAGTCAATAAGCCCGTCTGCTGCTGTGGTGAACGGTCGAACGTACTGGTATTTACGTTCCGCTTCTTCCTTGGTTTCTTTAATGGCGTTCTTGCGTCGGTCTGCAATGTTGGCCAGTACGTCATCAAGGCTGAGTACGGTTGGTTCGTCAATAGTCATTGGTATTGCCCTTTCGTGATTGAGGTCTGTATGCACAAGACCGCCTGAGGGTTTCCCCCCAAGCGGTCAAGTGTCCAAGGTTCTTAATGGTTGGCTTTAAAGCCAGACACCCATGCCGTTTTGCTTGTGCTTGTAATCGGGTGCTTTTGGATTTCGCTTTGAGTTGCGGTTATCCCACCAATCCTCAGGATTAGTAGCGATGCGAGCCACAGCCCACTTCTTGTTCTCAATACGCTCCTGCTTGTCCTGCGTGTCGGCAGCGTATGGCGGGTTGGCCCCGACCTCTCCTGCTGTTACAGGTGCCTGATTAATGGCAACCTGCTGAGGGGCTTCGGGGAACGGTTGTTCATCAATAACGACTTCGGTGACACGACCAAAGTTCTTCTGAACGATTTCGTGGATGATCCCTGTTTCGGATACGGCAAATTCCAAGCCGAGTTCTTCCAGCACAAGGGCCTTGGCGGTGAACATGGCTGCACGGGCATTAGCAAGCAACTGCGCTCGCTGCTCGTCAGGCTCACCTTCGGTGGGAATGTCGAACTGCACGAAGATAGATGCTTCGGCAGATTCATAGGGACGGACAGAAACTTTACGCGAGAACGAGACTGTTCCCGTGGGACTGATGTTGGGTGTTTCGGTGACCGTAGTCATTGGGTTTCTCCTAACTTGGTTGGCGAGATTTCTAGGTTATAGGACCATTCCCTAAGTGTCATTGAAGGTGCGCTCCTTTGCACAGTTTCCATGCGGAACACCATGTTTCGCTGCACAGGGCGTGCTGGTCGTTTAATGGCCAGCGTGGTAGCCCCGCTTCAATAAGGGTGACGATAGTTCGGCATTGTTCCTGTAGCCAAGACCAATGGCTTGAGTCACGTTGCGTGGTCAGGACTTGGCAGTCCTGCTTCGACTTCATCATCACCGCATAGTTAAACGTGACTGGTTCTGTGAGTTCAAGGTCGGACGACATGAACAGACCGTACGAATAAGCGGTTGGCTGGATTTTATAACGATCTACCTGCCATTGATCGTAGGCACGGTTCGCTGTTTTCCAGTCCCAAATTTCGTTTAGTTCATCAACGAAGTCGATGGAACCTTTAAGCCTGATGGTGGCTGTTGGGGTTTCGCAAAGGACAACGTTAAAGGGGTATTCGACAAACTGTGTCTGTGGGAGTTGTGGGAAGATTTCGTTCCCCCAAGTGTGGAACACACGGTCAAACGTTCGGAACATCGTTTCGGGAGTTTTAACCTGAACAAAGTTAAATTCAGGTAGTTCCATTAATGCTTCCAACGTGGTGTGGCCGTTCGCTTCTGCCTGCTCCATTGAAGTGCCGTCCCGAAGGACGGACTCAATCGAAGTGTGCATGGCTGTACCGATTGCTGTCGCATCGGATTCCTTGCGTGGCAGAATCCCCTCCATTTCCAGTCGGGCCTGTTCAGGGCAATTCATAAACGTGTTAATCCAAGACTGGCTTAACGTGTAAACGTTATCTGAGATTTCAATCCCTGGCACTATTTCTTTCCTTTCTTATTCTCGCGAGTGATGTAACGACCCCACCATTTCGAGACTGTGGCGGGTTTAACGACGTGTCCTTCTTCCAACATGATCTGTGCGATCTCGTGGTTATCTTTACCTTCAAGACGCAATGCTATCGCACGCTCCCTGATCTCGCTGGAATACTGAGGGTGAGCCTGTTTCGCTTCGATCCCCAAGATCGCCAGCAGCGTTTCAACTTGGTCACGGTTTAATCCGCTGGACGCAACAACCTCAGGAACCGTTGCACCACGGCGAAGTTCCTGTTCAGCGTTTAACCGAACCCGAATGTCTTCGGGCGTTAAAGGACGGTTGCAATAAAGTTCAGCCACAACCTGCTCCTGTGTTGTCCGCACAAGACGGGCAACCTGTTCGGTCGTTAATCCGTACTGGCAGATTTGTCGCAGAACCGCACGAATTTTTCCTTGGTGCGGGACGGTCGATTGTCCTTGGAACGCTTCGGACTGAAGTTGCTCGTAGGTGTCGGCCAGCCAAATAAGCGACCGCCTAATCTGCGGGGACATGAAGTTCAGTTGGCTACTGCCGTAGGCCAACGCTTCCCACCAGTCCACAACGTTTTCGTATTGGCTAATTGTGTCGGGGACAATCCAGTTCGTTGGGTTGTCGCTAATGAGTGTCTTGCCTTCCAAGATCACGTCACTCAGGTCGTCTAGTTCTTGCATTTCTGTCCTTTCGTTTTCGTCCACAAGTCTTGTGGCTGAAGCCTGTTCTTGTGCTGTCGGCACCCCCCATTGGGGTGCCTCCAGCCTGTTGGTGGGGTTCGCTTCGCTCTCCATTGTATCGGCTAAGTCGGAAGCGTCAACGAGACAACTGTTCGATGCGTGTCGAACTCACGCCAAGGTCCGCTGCGATTCGCCTAATGCTGCGTCCTTCGTTTCTCATTCGTCGCACTAGGTCGTGACGAATTGCGCTTAAACGAGAAATGTCTTCTTGCTGCCGTTCGATAATCCAACCGATAGCGATAGCACGGTCGGTGTCGTCGGTGAAACTGTTAATCCATTCGGCAATGTCTTCCCGATGCAGGCTCACCATTTGCGTGTTCTTAATCATCTTCTTCTTCTCCTTCAGGTTCGGGTGAACATTCTTCGCACAGGGCTTTCCCGTTAAAGAATTCGTAATAAGCAGTTTCGGTTCCGCAATCATCGCACGGCATTTGCTGACATTCTTCACACATATAACCGTCAACATAAATGCGAATAGTTTTGCCACCGCTGGTTTCAACTTCCCAAGTACTTCCACTAGGGATTCGGTTAACGTATTTTCCGCTTCCCCATTTCGTGTCCTCACCGCAATGAGTACACATATCTTTAACATCAATCGTCTTCATAACGTTTCCTTTCCAGAACTCCATAGAACCATGATTTAAGCCAGCGGTCTGTGCCGTGCAACGGATTACCTGTTGAGTACAGACCTTTCTGGCATTGGATTAACGACTCTGCTTCTTCCTGCGATGCTGCTGGGACTTTGATCTCTCGGATCTCCATCACCGCATATTTAACGGTAAATGTTTCAGTCTTCATTAATGTCCTTCCTGCGGTTTCTTTTAACGGGTACACGACGAACACGGTCAGCGGTAAAGAACCTGAACGACCGATGCCCCAAAGGATTCTTGGAGCCACCAAACATTCCGATCACCTGACCGTCCTGCTCGTCACGGATATTGCGCACGATAAACGTGCCTTGTATTCCTTTAACGGTAACTTCGTCACCGACATTGATTGTCACTTGCTGATTCTTTCGCCCCAAATGATGAACAGAATCATTGCAACTAGGAATCCTACGGTCCAAATGTTCATTATTGTTTCCTCTCTTGTGGTTGATGGTGTTAACCACAAACGGGACAGGGACCGAGATGCCCTGCCCCGCCTGTGGTTATTCAAGGTGTCGGGTTAATCCCCCGATTAACTAGACACCAAGAAGGATTTGCGCAGCCCGACGCTTCTGGGCGTTAATCGAAGACTCTGGGGTCATTGAAGCGTACGCACGCTTCTCAGGAGTGAGCCCACGATGATGGTCAAGGTACTCCCCGATGGTCTGCCATGCCGACCAAAGGGTTTCTCCAAAGCCGCCTGAATTCTTTTCAGACAGCCAAAGGTGGTGCAACGTTTCGATGCGGTTCTCATGGATCGTCGCTGCCCGTGGTGATGGATCGCTTTCGATCGGCCACAACTGGTTGGCGGCATAACGCACCTCGTTAAACGTGCCGTGCGACTTCATCATTAACTCAGCGTTGGCAATAAAGTCTTCACGGACCTTCGCTGCCATGCCCAACGCTCGCACAGCGTCAGCCTTATAGTCGGTCTTATTCTTGGTGTGGCGGACCTTGACCAGTTGGCCGTGCTTCTTCGCTTTGTTAAACGACATGGTGACCGAATTGCGGCAGACCAAACGAATAGCGGTCGGATAAGCGGACAGCGATACCGAACCGTTGTGTGAGGTTCGGACAGCCAAGCCCATTTCCAGTTCGTCTTTAACGCCGTGAGGGTCCAGCACCAGCGGTTCAAGACGCAGGTAGGTGAAGAACTCTGCACCGTTCTTCATTACGCCCATCGTGTCGATAACAGCGTCACCACGGGAGGCTCCCACGCAGTCGTATGCGAACTCGGCAGCCTCACGGTTCTGCTCAATAACGTAGCCCTTGCCGACAACGCCGAGGATCTTCATGCCGTCGCTGGTGTTGCACATGGTTGCGAAGTGATCTTCCACGTCGTACATCTCGCCGTTTTGGTCGAAAGCGCAGATGCCGCCAAGTTCGACCTCGTAATCGGAATTAGAGGCTTTAAGCATTTCGTCAATGGTGCCGTAACCGTTAACTGGTGTTCCAAGTTTGTGGTACGGGTGGCCGTTGTTTGCGTTATAAGCAAACGATGTTCCTTGGCTGGTTGTGTTCAGCCCTTGGTTCGGGTCCATTATTAATCTCCTATTGTGGGTTGGTGTTTGATGCGAAAGCATCGGGAGAGGCAGGACATGGCGGGTATGCCCTGCCCTCCCCGATACCGTCGATCAGTTCATTGAAACGTTATTGATCGTTTCGTTAATGAACTGGTCAGCGTCATGCTGGATTGCATGAGTGGCACCGATAATGAACGCAGCGCAATAACCCGCACAAGCATCGACAAGTTGAAGGCGGAGATCATCGTCTTCGATGAGATCCAAAGCGTCGCACATCGCTTCTTGTGCTGCCGAGAGCATTAGTGCGTCTTCGACAAGGTTGGGGTTGGGTGTTTTCTTCATGGTGGCCCTCCTAGGGCTTGGTTGGTGTTGGAATCAATCGTAATCTAGTACGGCGGTACTGTCAATGGGGAATCGGGGCTGGACAAAGACACTAAGGGTTTACCCTTGTACGGTATGGCTACCCCGCTTGTGCTGGTTGGTGTAGCGGGGCGTGCGCGGTCCCGTCAGGTTGTCCTTTCCTTGACGGGACCGCTGCCATTTCAGAACGGTTCGCTGGTGCGTTCCTGAGCGTCCTTAATGGCGATATTAAGGACACCGAGAAGGTAACTGATCTGCTTGTGGCTGCCACGATGCTCGTTAATGAGCGTCTTGTGTAACTCTTTAGGGTTACCGTGGCCGTCATCAGCCTCAGCCAAACGCTTCTTGTGGTAATCGACCAAGCCCTGTTCGACACCGACCTTAAACTCCAGTATCTCAGCAATCTTCTTGGCCTCGTCCACAGTCAACTTCAATTCCACGTTAAAGGTTTCCATTATTAATGCCTTTCTGTTTAGCCTGTCTCATCAGCGCACGGAGGCTAGATCGTGCGGACCCCCAACGGGGGTTTCGACTAATCATTAACGGTTGAATATACCGCTGAATGGATTACTGACCGAAGGTGCAAAGCGTCTTCCATCTCGTCCATCAATACGGGCAGACGGTCAACGAAATACTGGTGAGGTTCTCCACCGAGAATTTCCGCCTCCACAAAGCGCCCTTTAACCTTGGTTATTTCGGGGCGGAGGAAAGCAATTTGTTGGTTGAGGATGTAAAGCATTTTCTGGGCATCGGACTCGGTGAATTCGATTGTGGTTGCCATTGTTAATGTCCTTTCATTAAGCCTGTCTCATCAGCGTGCGGGGGCTAGGTCGCACGGACCCCATTAATGGGGTTTCGACATTAATCCATCGAAGCGTGGAAGATCATCTCCTCGTTGTTGCCGCTAACGGCGAGGATGTTTTCCTCGCACCTTGTCGTGACGACATGGGTAGCGAATTCGACAATCATGGCCAGCACAGGCGGCGGGAAGATCGCCAGCATATCTGCGTCAGGATTAAGGTCCCAGCACGCGTGGTTCCCGTTGTAATGGCTGAGCGTGTACAGCCCTGACTGTGCCAGCGCACGGTTCGCCGTTATTGTGGCAGCGAGCCGTTCGTTATCGGTTGGGATTTCTTCGGTCATCATGTGGATTAGTGCGGACTCGTTCATGGTATTGCCCTTTCGTTAATGGCTTGTCTCTTCAGCACACAAGGAGCCACCTTGCATGGACCACCCGAAGGTGGTTTCGACATTAAGCCCACGAGTCCATGATCTCGTGGTAGCAGCCCTGACAGATCAGATAGTCCTGCTTATCGCCGTCTTCGTTATAGGTTCGGTATTCGCAGGACCCTTTCATGTCGTAGGTGTTGCCGCAGCCGTCGCAGTCAAACAGACGGGTGAGACAGTCGTCGCAGTCGGTCTCGTCGCAGTAATCCTCCCACGTCGGTTCAGGATCTTTAAGCCACTTCCAACGGTTGACCAGCGGGTAAAGCATGGCAGCACCGACAGCAACGACCAAAGCCATTAAGCCGAAGCGGACAATAAGGTAAGCGAGCATTTCCAACTTTTCCATCAGATTTCTCCTTCTTCGTTAATAACGGTTTTGCGGGGTTCAGCCACAACAGCGTGTAGTTCCCGATGTGCCTTGCTTAGTTTCCCGTCGGCCTTCAGGATGGCAGCGTTAATGGCCTTTAAGACGGTCCCCGTTTCGATACTGCTGGGGGCGTTGTCCCACAAGCATTGACGGACAACACGGAGCCCGTCGATCGTGGCCTGCTGGCGCATCATCTCTGCTGATAGTTCTCTAACGTTAATCACGTTACTGGTCCTTTCGTTATTGGGATTGATACCGATAGGCATCGTGGACCCCACCGACCTAGCCGATGGAGTCCCCGCTGCTGACCGATTAAAAGCCGCAGGCGGCCATAAAGCGTTGACGGTCGAAGCGTCCGTTCTCGCGTTGCATAGCGTCGGCCACAGCGTTAACGGACTCAACGAAAGCATCGAAAGCGTTGTCAGTACGTCCAAGAACAATTTGTTCATGGATACGGTTAAAGGTTGCAGCAAGGGCGGTGTAATCTTTGCGGGTCATTGTTTTGTCCTTTGTTTGTAGGGATTCGGTGCCGTTTGCACCACAAGAGCCGAGCGTACCATCTCGGCCCTAGTGCTGTCAACGACCACTAGACAAGCGGGGCTAGACATTAAGGGACAGGCGGGGAGAGGCCGTAGCCTCCCCCTCCCGATCCCGTTCCTACTTGGGCTCCACGTCGAACCCAAGGCGGGCCAATTCGCCCAAAATCCAACCGTCAGGATCTTTAGCGATACGGTCGTCATTAGAATGCTCCGACCGCACCACCACGTCGGCGGCTACGTCATCGACAAGGTGCAACGCTACGCCCGTACAATCGCCGCCCGTCTGCACACCGACCACCTTATGCTTGGCCAATACCGACACCGTTAAACGGCGAAGGTACGAAGGGGAACCCAGCGCAAACATTAAGCGATTAATGTCTACCGATTCGTGAGCGTTCTTAACGTTCACCAATACAGAACCCTTGCGGCGGTTCTTATTAACGCTGATCTCTGTCCAAATCTCGGCATTAACGCCCAGAACATTAAGAGCATCGACTAGGGCGAGAATCGCCGCCCCACGTTCCTGCATTGCTTCCGCCTTAACGTGACAATTCCCGACGGCGTTGTAGTGGATGCGCACCACCTTGCCGCTATTGCGGGACGGTTCTGGGATCGGCATAATCATGCACTCAGGCTGGCCAGCCATAAAGGCGGACATATCAACGGCCATGCCGCAAACGTCATGCGACATATTGAAGACGGGAGCCGTACGGTCAGCGATACGGTCCCGAATTCGGGCCATGATCGAATCGACGGCGGGACGAATAGCGGTCCAACCGTTAAAGGCTAAAGACATAGCCTCGGCGTAGTCCTTAGTCCCCGACCAACTAGCGTCGCCGTAAGTGGCCGTCGAACCGTGGGGGTCCTTAATGTCATTGAGCATATCGTCGAAAGACGAATATTCGATGATCTCGGTGCCGCTGGAATTCTTATAGTTCTTCATTGTCTTGGTCCTTTCGTTAGTTGTGAATGATTAGGCCGACACGGGGCGAACGCCATCGAGAATCTGGCGTCGCTGATCGTCCGACGTTCCCGCTGGGATAAGACACGCGTCCAATACGTCGGCCCATGTCTCGCCCATTGCTAGCAACGTCGCCGCAAGGCGACCCTCACGGGACGTACAAAACATACGAAACCCGCACCGTTCAATATTGGCCCGAATGGTCACCATCGCGGCGACTACGCCATCCACAATAGCGGACGGAGCCCCAGAAGATGCAATGACGGCGTGATCGACACGCTCTGAGTAGTTCCAATAGATTCGGGCGAATCGGGTTTGTGTCGATGCATCAATGGCGAACCGCCCAGCGAATGCCGCCGTGGGTCCTGTCCCAAAAGTGTTCGCCGTAGCAATCACCTTGAATTCGGGGTGCTTCTTTACGGTTGCATCTGGGAACGTAAGACAGGACGATTCAAGCGCCGTGTTGACGATTCCGACCGTGATGGCGCTAGGGGCGTTGTCCGCTTCGTCAATAACGAATAGTCCGCCGTTCTCATAAGCGTCACGGAACGGGGTGCCGACATAGACACCGTTCGCGTTCATGAATCCCTTTAAGGACGAGGGCATGACGTCGGGACTACACGCCAGCATTCCTACGAATCGAATTCCCAGAGCCTCCGCCGCTATCTCCGCCGCATGGCTCTTACCCGTTGAAGGTGGACCCGACAGAAGAGCCGCCCCACCTTTCGCCGTCAGAACCGACAGAAGAAACCCAAAACGCTCATGGGTCACTTGCTCAGTTTCGTACGGTTCGGGACGGTTCGGGACGTTAATCACGGTGCCGCCGTGACCCTTCGGGAGAGCCGCTAGAGCCTCATCAAT